TAAAAGGAGGTAAATTATGAATATAAATGTAATGGATGTAAACTCCAGTCAGGGAAGAAGTTTACTAGATACGTATAAACTGCGTCCGTGGGTTGATACTAAGACCGGAAGGGTTTTTATTACTCACAAGGACGGCAAACATAAAGCGGTAGACAGGATTTATCCGTCTATGCAGACTTATGGTACTTTGAGGAGAGATGAATGGAAGCAACTTGACGAGACGGTCATTGCCACTCGCAAAGACAGGCTACAGGGTATTCAAGCTTTGATTGATGCCGGTCTGGTTAAATCTCTCAACAATGCAATGGGTATTACCGAGTATGAATGGCATCAGAAATCTGTTGATGCAGGAGCGCACGTTAGTATGTCTCCTACTGACAGAGGTAGAAGCACTCGTCCGGTTTACGATACTCAATACACTCCCGTACCGATCATAATGTCTGATTTTGACATTGATGCAAGGGAACTTGAATTGAGCCGTAATATGGGACGTGATATCCAAACCGATATGGTAGAAGATGCCACTCGTGCTGTTAATCAGGAGTTGGAGAATATGCTCTTTACTACTGGTGACGGCTATCAGTTGGAGACTAATAAAACTATTCCAAGTCTTCTTTCTACTAGCTATTCCAGTACCGGCAGTTTGATTAATAAATGGGATGATAGTGCTACTTCTTCTGAAAACATCAAAGATGATGTGATGAATATGTTGGCAGATGCAAGGTCCAATAAATTCTTTGGTCCTTTTATGCTGTTCATTCCTAAATCTTATGAACTGGCAATTCAGGATGATTATGATGTAAGCGGTGCTTCTCGTCAGACTATTCAGCAGAGGCTTTTGGCTATTAATGATCTTGACAGGATTGTAGCTGTTGACACGCTTCCTGCTGATACTGTATTGCTTGTTCAAATGAGTCCTGAAACTGTACGTTTGCTTGATGGTATGGGACCACAGGTTGTTGAATGGCAAGCTGACGGACCTTATGTGACTAATTATAAGGTTATCCGTATTGCAGTTCCTCAGATCAGGTGGACTAAGGATGATGTTACTGGTATTGTTAAATACACTTCTAGCTAATAATGTCTAATAATAAGTCACTAACCAAGTGATTTCTAATTATTAATTAAAACTTTTAATCATGGCAAAACAAGATCAATGGGTAAGTGATGCGCAAGGTGCAAGAAAGAGGAAAACAGACAGTGATCCTCGTCCGCTTTGGAAAAAACACATAGGCGGAGGCACGATGCGTCTTACTACCGGGTACAAAGTTAAATTCAACGAAGAATTCAGAGCTTGGGAGGATCAAATACCTCTTGCAGGACGTGAACAGGTTAAGAAATTAGAAGATGGTTTCGATCCTGAACAGGAAGAGCCTCAGAACAGGTTGGATGAACAGGCTGATGAAAGGCAAGAACAGCCTGTAGTGAAAAACGAGTTTTATCTTCAACATCGTGGAGGACCGTGGTATGATGTAATAACTCCTGATGGCAGTAAGAAGATGAATACAAAAGCTCTGAAAGCCGAAGATGCTCAGAATTATTGTGATGAGTTAAACGGTAAAAACGACTGATATGGCTTTTCGTGTTCCTCCTTTGTGGGAGGATGGTGAGTGTTGGATACTCGGAGGCGGGCCTTCGATGCCCCGGCAGTTTGGAGTACCGGAGGACGTTATTCAAGAGGTTATGGAAGGTGAAAAGCCTCTGAGTACATACTCTCCGTATCTGGAGTTTTTACACGATAAGAACGTGATTGGTACAAATAAAGCTTTTAAAATCGGCGGTTGGATACAAGTAGTAACATTTGGTGACAGAGGTTTTTTCAATCACAACAGAAAAGAACTTGCTCGGTTTCCGAATCTTAAAATCGGGTTTATGAACGAGAAGTTAAATGCTCATCATCAAAAAGCCGGAGTAAGACTAATGAAAAGAGACAACAATAGAATGGGCATAAGTAAAAATCCAGATACAATTTGTTGGAATTATAACACCGGGGCGGCTACAATTTCTGTTGCAAGGCATCTCGGAGTAAAAAGAATCTATCTGCTTGGATTTGATATGAAGCCGGATGAAGGAGGCAAAACGCATTGGCACGGAGAATACAAGAAAAAAATTAATGATAATCTCTTTCAGCGGCATATGAGAGGTTTTAGTAAGATAAAAGAAGACGCAGATAAGTTAGGCATAGAAATTCTCAATGTATCACCTCATTCTGCAATTAAAGAGCTGAAAAAAGTTAGTTTAGAAGAAGTGATTAATGAATAAGATTTATCAATTATATCCAAAACGTTCTGGTCATTCTTTTATAAGAAGGATGATAGAGGATTGGCTTCCGGGTGTAGAAGTTAAAGAGATAGAGAATTATTCACCAATTACTTTTTCACAGGAGTGGCCAATAAAAGGTGAGGTTGTTATATTGAATCTTAGAAGTTTTAAAAATTGGATTGCTTCTTATACTAAATCTAATGGAGTTTCTACTAAAAAAAGGATTGTCAGAAGTGTAAAATGGTGGTATTCTATTGCAAAGGAATATTATGGTGAGACAAATTATTTAAAAGGTGCTTGTGTAATTCGGGTTTACTACGATGATTTTTTCATGAGCCGTAATTATAGAAAAATGATTTGTAGAAGCCTCGGTGGTACTTATTCTGAAGACAGTCTTAATGAAGTAGGCAATGAAGCCGGAGGCAGTTCTTTTGACAGCAGGAGTTTTAATGGCAAAGGTCAGCAAATGGATGTACTTAATCGGTGGAAAAATTATTCACTTGCAAAAGAAGTGGCAGAAAAAGCATTTCAGTTTCATCCAGATTTGAAACATTTTTGCAAAAAACATGGAGAGCTTTAAAATAATTATAGAAAATGAAAAGAATGCACTGGCTAAATCGGCTGATAAAAAATAACGATTTTAAGATCGGAGCAGAAATAGGGTGTGCTTATGGTAAGACAACTTATTTTTTACTTGAAAAGAATCCGGGCTTATCGCTTTTTGCTGTAGATATATGGGTGGATGTTTCTTACGGAGAAATAGGTGGTGTAATGGGAAATGAATGGGACAGTAAAAAGGTCAGAGAAGTATTTCTAAACAGAATTTATCCTTTTAGACAAAGAGTTGAATTGTTAGAAGGTATTTCATGGAAAATGGCAGATAAAGTTAAGGAAAACACACTCGATTTTATATTTATTGATGCAAGTCATGATGAAGAGTCTGTAAAGAAAGATATAGAAGCGTGGTCATCAAAACTTGCAGCCGGTGGTTATCTTTGTGGTCATGATATTAATTTTAAAGGAGTTAAAAAGGCAATAAGTTCTTTCACAAAAAATTGGTATGAAGCAGGTGTAGATAATGTTTGGTATTGTAAAAAAGAAGATATAAATGAAAGATAGAATCAATATAATGTGCCTTTTATGGAAAGGTAATTTTAGAAAAAGAGATTATAAAGAATCAGATGTGGAGTTACTTCGTCAGACTGTGGCAAAACATATAGACCGCCCATTCAGGTTTTACTGTCTTACAAATGATATGAATGCAGATATTCCGGCTGAAAAGATTGAATTGTTACATGATTGGCCGGGATGGTGGTCTAAAGTAGAACTATTCAGACCGGATTTACCTTGTGGACGTACTTTATATTTAGATTTGGATACTCATATAATAAAGGGACTCCAACCAATTTTAGATACACAAGGAGATTTGGTGATGTTTCCATCTCCAGAATTGGATAAAAAAGGAAATGTACATATTAATACGAAAGACGGTCTAAAGATAGTAAAATATCAAGCTGGAACAATGCTTTTTACTCCCGGTAAACTGACATGGGTATATGATAAATTTAGAAAAGATGCTGACCGATTGATGAATAAATATAGAAGTGAACAAGATATATATGCTGATTGGCTTCCACATCAGCCTACTTTTAAAAGAGAATGGATTACGAAAATAAATACAGTTATTAAAAGAAAGACAGTAAACAATAAAACAATTGTGGTCACTGGCAATCCAAAAAATATGTCATTTAGAAATCCTGATCCAGTGCCGTGGTTGGATAAAATTGCAAGGGAATAATGCAAGTTATATGTTTTTATTGGGAAGGAGAACGATGGCAGGAAAAGCAAGAATTAAAAGGTGAATTTGTTCATCATTTAAAGAGAATTGGTACAGTCTCCCGCCCGCTTGTAGAAAAATATGTAAACAATTTATATTATGGTGTAAACAGATTTGCCGAGGAAGATTTTAAGTTTATTTGTTTTACAAATGTAGAGTTGAATATTGATAGTAATGTAGAACTTAGATATTTACCGATGTTCTCTGAAAAAGGGGTTTTGCCTCGTCTTTATATGTTTTCTCGTGATGCCGGTTTATTTGGTGATCAAGTTCTTTGTCTTGATTTGGATTTAGTTATAACAGGTTCTCTTAAAGATATTATGAAATATAAAGGCAAATTTTGCACGAGGACAAGTTTTAAAGATAAAAGCAAACTGGATGGAGATATAATGAGTTTTCGTGCTGGCAAAGAAACAGAAGACATTTTCTGGAATCCTTTTATAAATGACGTTAAAGCAGCAGAACAGATTACAAGAGGCCGTGAAAGGTATTGGATGAGACACGTTGCGAATGATATTGCTGATAAATGGTATAAAATTGTACCCGGTCAAATTATAAGTTATAAACATTCTGTACGCAATACAAAGAGGACAAAGCCTCCGAAAAATACAAGAATAGTATCGTGTCATGGTGAGCCACGTCCTCATCAAATAAAAGATGAGTGGATAAAAGAATATTGGAAATAAAAATAACTAATCATGGAAAAACAAATTGAAAAAGCACCGATTTTAATTACCGGAGTGCCCCGGTCAATGACTTCCGCAACAGCAGGAGTGATAAACATTTGTGGTGCATTTGGTGGTGAGATGTCGGGACCTAACAAGAACAATCAAAAAGGTATGTATGAAAATGCAAAAATAAGAAACACAGTTGTTAAGCCTTACTTAAAACAACTTGGTGTTGATCCGAAAGGTCAATATCCTTTGCCTGATATAAATACATTGCCAATACCGAATGATTGGAGAAAGAGAGTCGAAGATGTGTTTCTTGAACAAGGATATAAAGGCGGACCGTGGTTTTATAAAGGTGCAAAAATGGCACTTATGTGGCCTGCGTGGCATTATGCTTTTCCTAATGCCACATGGATTATTGTAAGGCGTAAGGATGAGGACATCATTAACAGTTGCATGAAGACCGGTTTTATGAACGCCTTTAATACTCGTGAAGACTGGCAGTGGTATGTGTATTATCACAAAGAACGGTTTGTAGAAATGGTAATGAATGGATTAAATGTTCGTCAGGTTTGGCCTTCTAAAATGGTTTATGGTGATTATCAGGAGATGCAAGAGACTATACAATGGCTTGGTCTGCGATGGAAACCGGATAAAGTATATAATTTCATTTCTCCGAAACTTATGCACTCATATAAAAAGGAAGGAGTAATTAAATAATGGCAAGAACTACGGCAACAGATGTTAAAGATGTGATAGACACTAATCTATCTGATTCGGTAGTAGAATCATTTATTACTACTGCCAATATATACGTGACAGACAAATTAGGTGGTGAAGGGCTTTCTGCTGATCTGCTTGAACAAATAGAAAAGTGGTTTACAGCTCATCTTATTGCAATGAGCAGGCAGAAAGAAGTCACTCGTGAAGAAGTGGATAATGCACAAGTAGAATATGCGGGTAAATTTGGACAAAATCTACAAGCTACACGATACGGGCAAGTAGTAATTACACTTGATACTACTGGTATTATGGTAGGCAGTAAAGGAGAAGCAGGATTTTGGGCAATAGAAACTGATTATGATGAGTGAATTTACAGAGTTTTTAAATAGAGTTTGCACTGATACAGCAGTTTATTGGGAGTATTCCGGGCCGGATGGATATGGCGGTCATGAATATAAATCTGCCGTTGAAATAAATTGCCGGTGGATGTACGAGCGAGAAGTGATTGTCAACGATCAAGGCAAACAGATTATATCCAATGCACAGATTCTTGTACTTCAGGATTTGGTAGAACAAAGTATGATATATAAAGGCACTTTAGATGATCTTGATTCTGATGAGACAGAAATACCAGAGAAGTCAAAAGTAACTTGGCATATAAAACGATTTAGAAAAGTGCCTTCTATTGATGGTAGAAGTTTTAACAGAAAGGCGTATTTATAATGGCACGATTTGGCAAGACAACAGTAACAGGATTTGAAGAAGTTGAGAAAAATCTTAACAGGGCTTTGGAGAATATGAAGATTAATTCTACTGAGGGGCTTACTAAAGTTGCTGCGGCTATACATAAGGACGCTGATCTTATTCCGCCGAGAATACCAAGAGATACTGGTAATTTAAGACAAAGCAGATTTATAGTAAATAATAGTGGAAATGTTGTGTGGGGCAATAAAGCCAAATTTGCACCACGAGGTAAAGGTAAATGGGGTGGTGGAGAGATGGCAGCCAATCATTATGCACTTATTAATAAATATAGAGGTGAGGCAAAAATTAAAGATCATCCTTATGTAATTTGTGGTTACACGGCTCCTTATACTGTATATGTTCATGAAATGGGTATTGCAGTAAATGCAGGAAAAAGAATAAACTGGACAAGACCGGGAAGTGGAGCAAAATTCTTTCAATCTGCTATGATGAACAAAAGAAAACAAATGATGGGAATGCTTTATAAAACTACTAATATAAAAGGCAAAAGAAAACCGGTTAAAGGTGTTAAATACGGAGCAACAATAAGAGGAGGAGCTATATAATGAATCCAAGTTCAGATGATATAAGAACACTTTTAGAAAATGAAAGTTCACTAGGTCTTACTTTTAAAACAAACTTATTTGTAGGACGACAGCCGGATGGTACAAACGCACCGGATGATTGTGTTACGGTAGCAGATACGCCAGCCGGACCGGCTCATCTTGGTGTAAATGTAAGTGAATATTATTATCCTACTGTTCAGGTTGTCGTAAGAGACAATGATTATGTAGATGCAATGAATCTAGCACAAAATATAATGGAGACATTGCACGGTAGAGGCAATGAGACTATTAACGGGACTTATTATACACTTATCCGATGCAGTAGTGGTCCTACTCCACTTGCATGGGACGATAACGAAAGAATCAATGTGGTTGTAAACTTTGAGTTACAACGCAGAAACTGAGGACTCTACGTACTGTATATATTGTAAAATTAAAGAAGAATGGAGGTAAAAAATGAGTACAGCAGCAATAAGCGGTGTTGGTGCGTTAATGTATAGATGGGATTCCGGCAATTCTACGTTTGAAGAGGTTGCAGAAGTAAACTCTCTGACGTTTGATGGATTCTCTCGTGAGACTATTGACGTGACCGATCTGAAGACCGCTTCCAATAACAACGGTTATAGGAGTAAAATCACCGGTCTTAGGGATTCGGGAACGCTTAGTCTAAACGTGAACTACACCAGAAGTGATTACATCAACAAATGGAAAAGCGACTTTGAAGGTAATGATCCTCGAACTTATCGGGTTGTTTTACCAGACGACGAGGTTACTTTTCTTGAATTTAAAGGATTTGTTACTGAACTTCCGCTTGATATTCCAATGGAGGAAAAAGTGGCAAGTGATGTGACTATTGAGATTACTGATGATGTATTTGTTGGAAACGGTTCAGCTAGTAGTGTAGGTGAACTTGGATCGGCAGAATCTAGTGGTGGATTCTAAAACTAACCACTAATCACTAACCAAGTGATTTTATAATTAAAATTCATATTGTATAATCAAAAATCATATTAATCATGGGACAATTATTAGGAAAAGAACAACTGCTTAAAGGCGATGAGCTTAAAAAAGAAAAAGTAGAATTTGACGATGGCAATTTTGTTTATGTAAGAGAGATGACTGCTCACGAGAAAAATACTTGGGAGCATTCTTTGTATAAAACTGTTAAAGGTCCGAAAGGTGGGCAGGATATGCAAATGGACCTTTCTGATTACAATTCTAAACTTGCTGTTTGTACACTTTGTGGAGAAGACGGTAAACTGCTTTTCAGTTTTAATGAGTATAAACAACTTGGACAGAAAATGAGTGCTGCTAAGATGGATAAAATTGTTGAAGTGGCTCAGAGAATTAACGGTATAACAGACGAGGAAAAGGAAAATTTGTTAACCAGCTCCGAAGACGACCAGAACGACAATTCCAATTCCGGCTCTGCCGAGAACTAGGCTACCCACATCCTGATTATTTGAATCAGCATTTAACTTCGGGGCAATTAAACGAGTGGATGGCTTATGACAGGCTCGATCCTATTGGAGAATGGCGTGGTGATGTGAGAAACGCTCAACTTATAGCAGCAATGGTGAATCTTTTCTTGGCAAGATTTGGTAAGAAAGGAGTTAAAGATAAACAACCAATTGATTTTATGCCTAAATGGGACCCGGAAGAAGCACAAAAATCCAAAGTGCAAAGTGTAGATGAAATGAAAAACAAGATTAAAGGCATCGGTGAATGGTTTAAAGGTAAAAAGAAAAAAGACGAATAGATTATGGCAATGAATCTTGGAAATATGTATTTAACCCTTGCCGCAAGAACGAGGGGTTTTAAAAAGGCTAAAGCTAGAATGCAAAGTCTTCAAAAAACAACAGATAAAACTACTTCTCGTTTTGGAGCTTTAGGGCGTGGTTTAAGTCAGTTTCAAGCTGGTGTAAAAGATTATAAACAATCTATTGATGAGTTAGATAAACCAATGAAACGCCTCGGTAAAAGATTTATGAGGGTTGAAGCCGGTCTAAAGAATATTGCTTCTCATGCGCTTCGTGCTGGGGAACGTCTTATGCGCCTTGGTTTTTATACAGGTATGTATCTTACATTGCCTATACTTGGGGCCGGTGCTGCTACACTTGCTTTTCAAAAAAGATTTGGAGCCACGATGAACCGGGTACAGAATCTACTTGGTGCTACACAAGATCAGACAGCCGAGTTCAAGAGACAAATAATGGAACTTGGACCTAAAACGGGCCAAGGTCCATTTGCTCTTGCTCGTTCATTAGAACTTGTAATGCAGGAAGGCATTGATGCTTCAAAGGCAATGGGAGTTGTTGAAAAAGCAGCTAAAGCCACAAGTATTACCGGACAAAGAAATATGTCTCAACTTGCACAAGCAATAGCAAATGTCACTGCTGCAATGGGAGTTTCCCCCGGTAGAGCAGCTGGATTTGTTACTAAACTCGTCGGTGAAGAAGGAATGCGTAGAGCTTTTCGCATAAGCACCACAATAGGCGAAATTGCTTCAAATGCTAAAGCACTTGGCGTTGAACTTAAAACATTAGGTGGTGTTTTAGGTGTAATTGGTGATGAAGGACGTTTAAGCTGGAGAATTGCAAGTGATCTTGACAATGTATTTAATGATCTTCTTGAAACTGCTGAAAAAGGTAAACCAAGAATAAATGCACTGAGAAATGAACTTCGTGGACTCATAAGACAGAGAGGACTTGTGCCTTTTCTTCAAAGAGTTAAAAAAGAACTTGGAACAGTTGCTTTTCAGGATTTGTTCAGTAAATCTTCTCTGAAAGTTCTTCGTGGGCTTGTTAGTGTACTTCCAAAATTAAGTAAAGAAACAGGTAAATGGGCTAATTTAGTAGGTTATCTTGATGAAAAATTTAAAGGTGTTCAAGGCACTGTTCAGTTTCAGTTTAATCAAGCTGTATCTACACTTGAAAGTACATTTGTTAAATTTGGACAGGTTATAAAAGGACCAATGATTTATGCACTTAAAAGAGCAAATGATTGGTTACAGAATTTAATAGATACTATTCATAATTTATCCAGAGAACAAATTAACAATATATTAACTATTGGTAAGTGGATAGCTGCTATTGGTCCTGTTTTTATGGCAGGGGGTTTATTAATTACACTCATTGGTTCAATTATTTCTTCTCTTCAAAAGATTGGATGGGTAATAAGAGGTATGCTTCGTGGTCCGTGGGCTTTACTTATAACAGCGTTGATTACAGTGGGTCAATGGCTTGTTAGATTAGGATTGCAAGCACGTAAAGAGAAAAAACAAATGCAAGAGTTGGCAAAAGCAACTCAAAGATATGGAGAAATAATGGATGCTGCCGGTCAAGCCGGTATGGATGCAACGGATACAATGAGAAGAAATCGTGCTGAAATTAGTATATACAAAGACCAGCTTCAAGATGTTTCTGAGGAAATAAGAAAACAAAAAGACAGACTTGATTCTCTTCAGAAAGGCACGGCAGATTATAAAATAGCAGCGGCAAAACTTAATGCTTTAGAAGAGAGAAAACAAAGATTGATTAGTACAGTTAATCGTAAATATGGTGATTATCTTGATACTAATCTGAAAATGTCTATGTCATATAATGAAATGGCTAAACAGCTTGATAAAGTTAATAAAGAAATGTTGAAAGCAGTTAAAATTACTGCTTACAAAAAAGCAATGGCAGAAGTTCAAAGAAAGATTGTTGATGTATCGCTTGAATTGGACAGAACACAAGAAAAAGCAAAAGAAGCTGCCGATAAAATTGTTGAACTTGGTAGAAAAACTAAACAAGAAGTAGTAGTTTCTCCAACAGGCCAAGCTATGACTAGAACATTTGGTGCAGCAGATAAATATTCAAGAAAACTTGATGATCTTTCTCAAAAAGAAAAAGAACTTGTCGAGAGAAGAAAAAATTTAAAAAATAGACTGGAAGACCTTATAAATGCAATGTCTAAAGAAGGCCTTCTTACTAAAGAAAACACCAAAAAACAAGAGAAGCAAAATAAAACTTGGAAAGAGTATCAGGATATTATAAACAGTATAATGTCTGATATAGGAGCGGCTGCAAACAAAACTGAACAGCTCACTAAATTAAATAATGCTCTTTGGAGATCAGCAGAAAAAGTATTAGATACTGAAATAAAAATGGCTCAACTCGGTGAGAGAGGGAAATTAGCACTTAGTACTATTGCTTTTGGAGGCAAAATAGGTCAAGGTTCTGTTCAAGCAAATCAAATGGCTGAAAATCTTAATAAAGTAAAACAAAGTTATTCTGAAGTAAGACAAGAAATGGGCGTTCTTTCACGAGAAGGAATAGAATTTGAACGTATAATGCGTAACGCATTTCAGGGAATGCAAACTGCAATACAAAGAAGCCTTGAAAACAGCAAAAATATTTTTCAGGCATTTGGTGATTTCTTTAAAGATTTCATAAAAGGTATGATTATCAGAATTGCATCTGCCATTGCCGCTACTGCTATACTTGGTATAGTGCTTTCTTCACTTGGTATTACTACAATGGTTGGCCCGGGCCCAGGTGTAGGAACTGGTATTTTTGGCTCTATGAAAAAAGCAGCAGATATAATGGGTACAGGTGGACTGATGAAAGGATTTGGATTTTTCCAAGAAGGTGGTGTAGTTCCACCGGGTTATCCAAACGATAGTTACCCGGCCATGCTTACAAGCGGTGAAAGAGTTGTGCCACCTGACGATCTTGATCAAGACAAAATGCTTGGTGGAGGAAAAGGAATACCTCTTTACGGGGTGCTTAGAGGTGAAGACTTGTATTTAATGACAGAAACTTATAAACGTAAAAAAGGAGAAACATTATAATCATGGCATATAATCTGAGATACTACGGAAGTTTTTACGGCTTTTACAACGGAGTGCAATACGAAATAGAAATCAACGAGAAAGACTACTCCGGTGGATGGGAGTATATTGAATGGGGTGGTGATCCTGATCCGATTATAGACCGTATTCGTGGAAGCCGTGAAGATGTTGGACGTGTAATTTTCGGACGAGAAATAGAATTTATTATACATCCTCCCTCTGATGATCTTGGCAAATTCAACCACTTAATTTATAGCCGGTATAAAGATTTTGAAGTTATAATTAAAAAAGGAGGAAGTGAAATATTCAGAGGATGGCTTCTGCCGGAAAATATAGAAAAAGATTTTGTTGATACGCCTTATGAAATAAAACTCTCCGCTACTGATGGCCTTGCACAGTTAAAAGATGTACCGTGGCTTGATGAAGATCAGTCTCGTTTTGTAGACAATCATCTCTCTGTTCTTATGGTCATTCATCTTGCACTTGAAAAAATCGGCTTTTCTGTTAATCCTGATTATGAAATCATGGTTAACACTTACGAAACAGATCAGATGGATGCCGACAGTTCAAATCAACATCCGAATGTTTGTCCGTTAGAAGAGGCTTATATTAATCCTATACGTTTTATTAAAGGTCTTGGTGCAAGAGATGGGGGTCCTACGCTTGGCGGAATGAATTTGAATCCTGAACGTAAGGGAGGAACAAGTATATGGGATACATCTGGTAATCGTTCTGAAAGAGAAGGCAGGGAAAATCCAGAAAGACAAAGACAACCTTCTCCCGGAATGCAGGTTAAATCTCATCCAGAACTAAAAGGAGTAGACGATTGTTATACTGTAATAGAAAAAGTTCTTCAGCCTTTCAATGCAATACTCCGTCAAATTGATGGTAAGTGGATTATAGAAAATCCTAATGAATTAGACAGTCAAATATTTCTTTTTAGTGGAACACTTACAGAAGCAGGTACTTTTGAAGTACAATCTCCTTCTCCTCAGTCTATTGATAATAAACTTACTTTAGATACAGAAGATTTTGAGCCGTTTGGTCGTGTAGAAAGATTAAAGCCTAGAAAAAGTGTTTATACTGAATTCATGTCAAGAAAAATTGGTGAGCGTCTTGGCAGTGATGACAGTTCTAATCTTGACAGTTGGGATTTAAATTTGTCTGATCCGGGATGGGAAATTGATCCTGATTATAAAGCAAACGAAAACAAAAGTACACGTATAACAGTTAATGAATCTTCTGATAGCAAATTAGACGTTTCTGTAGATAAAAGAGCAGATAATGAGGCTGATATTGCTATAAACAGTGATTGGTTTGGAATCAATTCACCAGAAGATTTTAATGTATATAGTCTGCCTACTGAATTTGATCCTTCTACTCAAAAAGTATATATTAAATTAAGATTACAGCTTAAACTCAACAGCATTGACACCACTAAAACTTATCCTCCAACAATGAGAGTGGTTATTTACAAACCAGCAGATAAAGATTCTGACAGGGAGGATGAAGGCATAGTTTGGACTGATCATACTGACAGTGTACAAGACACTAATCTACATCGTTATGTTCAATCTGATCATTTTCTTTTCTTTTGGGATGAATATTCTTATTGGGAATCTCCTAATAATGATACATTTGTTATTGATAAAGAAGGTGATTATGCTATTGATATTTTTATTTACAACCGTGATTATGACACTGTTCGGTTTACTTTTAAAGGACGACCTGATATAAGAATAGAAGATTCTGCAATAGAGTCTTCTTCCAGAGATAAAAGAACTTACCAGACAAATGATGTAAACGGACTTGAAGGTGGCAGCGTGTCACTTGCATTTGGTGATGGTGTATTCAATGATGAAATTAACACGTTCACTACATACGATTCTGATACAGCTCAATATATAAGAACATCTGGCTGGAATCGTTGGGAACGGCAGGATGATATTCCAATTATATGGACTTATCTGCAACAACAACTTAATCAGTTCCGTGATTATGTAAAACTTGTTTCTCTCGGACGTTACGATAAAAATGATGAAATTTCTCCACGCAGTATATTGGTTCTTCCTACAAGTGAAAGTGATTCTGCTGAATATTATCGAATTGTAGGGTGGCAAAAGAAATACAGAACAGGTTATGTCAAGATGCAGCTTGTTCAAATGTTTCCTTCTTATGTGTATGGTGATGTTGGTAATCCGGCTACTGAATACACACTTGATTCAGTGGACGGTGCAAATCAGGTTGTAGCTTTTCCGGGATTACGGGCGTTAAGCACTCAGTTTGTTAATAATAAACTGGCTAATCTGGTAGAAAAAGAGGCTTCAGAAGGAGCCGCTAACAAATCTTATACCGGTCAAAACGTGGACAACTGGAACGGTTATCCTGATCTGTCCGGCACTGACAAGCGTGTAGGCATACGTATAGACAAGACAAATGACCGGATTATTATAGGTTTCCTCAATGCGGACGATTCTTCTAGTGGTGTATCTTATGAAGCTGAACTTGAAATATATGGTGCGGAGGCAAATAACACGCATACTTCCGATACAGCCGGTACTTGGAGTGGAAATGGAGATACGATTTCACTCGATTCTTCTGCTGATCTTGCAACAATAAGTGGCAACCATTCAAGTGGTAATGATTGTTATACTATAGATTATACACCTAATACTACTTCCAATGAAGTTCAATTCCGGTTTAGAATAACTAAATACGATGAAGACAGTGCAATAGCTACATGGAATATTTCGTGTGGTGATCGTCTATTTGGTGAAAACGTGTCTATTCCTACCGAGTTCTTTTTTACTCCGAAAGATACTGAAGAAATAGATGCTCTGCGTACTACTAATGCACCTGAAGAAGCTGGTTCTAATAAAACTGAAAATCATGCAAAAGATATAATTCATCGTCAATCTTCTGCTCCATCTAATCCTAAAGATGGTTGGATATGGTATGATACTGATGATGGCACACTTTATCGTTATAACGGTAGTAGTTGGGAAGAAGTAGCTGATCTTACAAGTGCGAATGTTCCTACTCTACAAGAAGTCACAGATGCAGGGAATAATACCAGTAATTCAACAAGAATAACAGACAATAATAATAGACCTACAACCGGATCAGGGATGGAGCTGGAATATTCTCCTACTGGAAATACGTCTGTAATAAGGACGTTTGATAGAAATGATGGAACATTTAAGGATATGGCTATCAATGCTTCTACAATCAATATTCAAAAAGGAGATGTTAATATTGTTGACGGCAAATTGTCAATGAACGATAAAAGTAAGGTGGCTTCACTTGGAAGAATTGTAGAGGCTAACTGGCAAGATGACACTCATTATGGTTATATCGAATTTAATAATAATTCAGGAACACGAGGTTCTTATGTAGGATATGGAAATGGATCGAATGATATTGATTTTGTATTAGACAACGCTTCCAGATTAAAATTCACAGGGGGAAATGTAGGTATTTTGAAAGATCCATCTGAGGCATTGGATGTAGCGGGGAATTTTCAGCTTTCGGGAAATGAAATAATGACAGGTGGATGGATTGGCACAGATAACTTTGCCTCGGAGACTACGGGATGGAGAATAACTTACACGGGACAAGCAGATTTTAGATATATATTTACAGATGAGCTAAGGGCGCAAATATTTACAGCAGATGTAGAACAAGCGCTGGCCGGATCAGATATACTTGCCAAATCCGTAACTCACATAGCACAAGATTTTACTCTGCCTGCCAACGGAAACACGACTACTATATATGTAGAAGACTTACCGGGGGCAGCAGACACAGCAGTATTTGAAGCAAATGATTATGTAAAGATTAAGTATTATGATCGAAATGGAGGTCTTACTTTACTTGATATTTGGGGGCAAGTTACTAATTATTCTGATGAGACTAACGGACAACAATCATGGACTTGGACAACAATTGATGATGGTGGAATAAGCGGCACAACTATTTCTGATGATTCTGTAATTGTCGATTATGGAGTTAGTGGAGATGGATATATAGAAAGAACTACGCTTGGTAGTAATTCCCCTTATACACAAGTGGCTGTATTGAAAGATAGTCCAGATCAATCAGATTGGTTTGATATAAGAATGCGTTATGGTAATTTAAGTGGACTTACACTCACGAATACTTCTAATCCGGGATATGGTATTGTGTCTCTTGAAGACAGTGATAATTATTCTGTTCTTCGTTGGTATTCGTCAAGTGATTATGGAATGAAAGGTGTATCCGGTGGAAGTACAGTATTTACGCTTGGCTCTACAAATCAAATTGCCGGGTGGACATTTACGGCAACGGAATTGAAAGCTGATAGTGGCAAAGTTGGAATGAACAGTGAAATAACAGCAGGAACAGATTATAGATTTTGGGCCGGTAATACGACACCGGGTTCTGCTCCATTTAGAGTTGATGAAGATGGAAACTTGACAGCAACATCTGGGGAGATTGGTGGTGCCAATATAGATACTAATAAGATGTGGGCATATAATACAGGAGGTTTTAAATTAAATTGGTTATCAAAAGAGTTTATCCTCTATGATAACAATTCAGGAGATACGGGTGAGAATCCAAGATATGAACTTAGTCTTTCTACGACTGATCCATCTCAACCTATAAGATCAAGTGAGACAGACTCGACTAATCAGGGGACTCAATCTACCGCATATCCATCATCAGGAGCAGCTTTGTATGATTATATATCAGGAAGTGTGACTTTTAAAAATCAAAATACAAGTGGCATAGATTATGAAGTTGAGCTTGAAATACAAGGAAAAATATCAGGTGTTTGGACAACAATAGAAACACAGACTTATGCTTCTCAACCATACGGGGTTGAAAATACGTACAGCTTTGAATATATTGAACATGATTATAATCAGTTGAGGGCTGTTCTCAACATTACAAGCGGAGATTGGGATATTACTTATTTTCATGTAGAACAGATATTACCAAAATATGTCCTGAATCAAAGAGGTGCACATTTGCTTGGAACTCCTATGGTTTTTGGTAGTGGTATGGTTGTTAATCCAAGTGCTGATTTGTTGTCACAGCTAAGGGACAAACAAGTGTACCTTGAAGGTGATGGTTCAGGTAACTATAATGTGAAAGCTAAATAGCTATTGTTTTATTGTTAACTTTATATAAATCTGATCATATGAACTATTATAAATTTTATCGTTCAAATAAGTCGGAGCAATCGTGTGGATACAATTATGTTTCCATCCAATTTTTATTGGTAAATCAGGATCGTAATATAAATTGGTAATGTAATTAGTCAGCAAAGGAGTGAAATTAATTCCATTGTCCTTTGAAAAAGTTGTTAGAATATTTGTTTTGAAATTAATGAGCCTATTAAAAAAATGAACCCCTACTTGAAGATCACTGTAAAAAGACAGTTTCGGATGATACATTTCAAGAGTAGTGGATTCATAAAAATTTGATCCGGCGTAAGATTCTTGAACATAACCCTTGATAGACCGTTGGCTATTAATATAACCGGTTTCAACACTAGCACTGTAATCAAAAAACTGAGCGTTCCCGATAAACGGAATCATAACAAACAAAATAACAATTAAACGTTTCATAATCATAAAATCTTTAAAGTTCTCTATAATGTTATACGAAAAAAATCGAAAAAAGTTTCACAAAATTTAATCAAAATTAATGGAGGTAATCATGCGACTAGGTCTTTTATTCAACAACTTTGAACTAATCAAGAAAACGTACAAAAATTCAACTTACGAGTCTATATTTAATGGACTCATGGAAGCCTACGAGGAAGTAGAGAAAAAGTATTTGGAAGCAGAGGAAAAACGAAATGAAATCGTTCGCCCTTATGCTGACAAAAGTGGACAAGTACCACAAGACAAACGGCAAGAAGTAGTTGAAAAAATTAATGAAATGCTAATGACAGAAACTACAATTAACAATCCTCCGAAATTCACACAAGAGGATTTAAAAAAAGCACAGCTTGATGGCATGGAAATATACCGGTTGAAACAACTCGGATTCATTGCCGATAATAACAAAGAAAGTTAAATTATGAAATGCTTATATATGCACATTGACAAATTACTTAGTGGAATTGCTTTTATACTGAACATACACTTTTGGAATACATTCGGAGCAATACTCACTCCGATTCTGACTGCTGTGTTGATAGTATATTATGGAATTAAGATTTACAAACAATTAAAAAACAAGGAGAATGGAAATTCTAAACGATCTGACAGGCAAAAAGAGCAGTAAAAGACTGGCAGGACTGTCTTGTATCGGAGCCGGTCTGATTATTGGCATTGGCTCTGTTGTATTGTCGGCTTTTGACAACACTGCCAATATTCAGCTTGTTGATATAGTTATTACTACTATATTCACTGCCGGAACAATTCTGCTCGGCGCAAGCATTGCAGAACATCTTAAAAACAACAAGGAGATAAGATATGTCAAAGAGCGAGATTTTAAGTCGAATAGTTAGAGAAGCTGAAAAATACAAAGGATTAGAAGAAATCCGTGGAAACGCCGGATGGGAGTCACAAGAATTTGAAAACATGATGCGCCAAGTAGGCTGGCATGAAGGCTATGCGTGGTGTCAATTTTTTGTAAAGATGATATACTACAAGATATTCGGACCAATAGACTACGGAGAGGTGATACTTTCAAATTTTACCGGAAGTGCAACCGAGACATTTAAAAATTGTAAAAATTCACCAAGATTTACCACTGATACTAAGAATGAAGTAGCCGGTTGTGTCGTTATATTTCGCTTGTTTGAAAATGGAAAACCGAGTTGGAAAGGTCACGCCGGAATTGTAACAGAAGCCGGTGGAGGAGAATACGGAAGTCACTTTCAGTCAATTGATGGAAACACCAGTCCGAGTGATGTTAGAACCGGTGGAATGGTGGCTTTTAATACTTGTAGAAACAATTATAATGAGAAAGTAACTGATGGATTGAAACTGGAAGGCTTTATCTTTCCACCTGTTCCACTTGAAAAACTTGATCCTGAAAAAATAGAATTACCATTATGAAAAACATAATAATCATTTTATTGCTTATTGGAGCAACTTTCTTTGTCACTAAAAAGTTCTTTTGTGAAAGTAAAACTGTCACGAAAATAGAAGAAATTCGTGACACAATTTATCAAGATTCTGTTGTGTATAAACAGTTGCCTGCGCCGGAACCGGACACGATAGTACAAACTGACACGATTATAAAGTATAATGATACAACGAATTACTTTGTAAAATACGCTCATCTGTATCAAAAGTACAATCGTCAGAAGATTTATAATGACACGTTGAAAAGTGACAGTTCTGCTTTTATATCAGTTTACGATATAGTTTCAGAAAATTCACTTCAGAAGAGAAGTTTCACGTATATAAACAGAACGCCAACAGAAATTCACAAGACAACTAAAATTTACAACCAGAGAAAGTTGTTTATCGGAACTGAAGCCGGAATAAACACGATAGAGCCATCTGTAATGTATAAAGATTTAAACGATATAATCTATAAAGTTGGATATGACGTGTATGGAAAAGAAAAAGGCTTGCGTTTTGGAATTTATACAAGTCTTTCATCAGTATTTTAACCGATATTTTGCATTTATCAGTCTTTAAACTGATCTTTATAAAACCATTGATAACCTTTATACGTATGTCTTCTGCCTTGTATTACTCTAAGTATTGATTCCGGCTTTCCGTCTATATTTCTAGCTGCCTTTGAAAGACTGTTGTGTGTATTTATTATTTTACCGTCTTTCACCTGAACTACTTGTCTTGGAACACCTTGTTTTTTAACAGCTCCCATTCCTCTTTCATATCCAATAGTATCAGCATATTGCAAATATCGCCTTATATTATCTTCAGTTAATCCTTCCTGATATAAAGATTTCAATGCTTTCTCAATCCATTTGTCTTGTTCTCGCTGGCTTTTATTGCCGCTTTGCTTCATAATTATGTAAAATTCGCATTAATTCTTTTCCATCTATTGGAATATAATTAATTTCATACTCTTGTTCTTCTACTTTCTCTTCAAGCCATTCGATGTAATCGTGCTGCTCATCAGTTATAGCAGATTCATCCCATGCGCTTCCAAATTCTCCAAACGGTCTGTTTTGACCTGTTTCTTTTCTGTATAATAAATGTAAATCCAGTTTTGACATTATTTCAAAGTTTCAACGTTCGACACTCCATTTTCAATACTTACTTCAAACAATCTATCCGTATTATCCATTATAGCCTCACGGCTCACACGCTCATCACTTATAAGAATGATTTGCAGATTCATTTTCTCTGCAACTTCTCTTACCATTTCAAGAACACGCCTATTAGCTTCTTCTCCTTTCAAATGCTTAAAACTTTCATCACCAATAAGCACGTTACGAGTTCTCGGCTGTTGCATAGACCAACTCGCCACTCTAAGTGCAAAAGCAGCTACATCTAACGCACCTCCTCCTGCATATAATGGATAAATTTTTTCTCCGTCTCTTTTAAACCAAAGATCACATTCTGTTTTGTTTCTCCGCTGGACAAATTCTACAAGTAATTCATACGGATCATCAAATACTCCATCTAAAGCCATAGAAGTAATTTCACTAATGTTATAAGAAAGCTCTTGTTGTGTTTTCAATCCTACTTCACGTATAACTTCTCTTGCTTTCTCGTGATCCGACAATTTCTGTTCACTCTGTTGCAGACGAGCGTCTATTGCTTGAAGATCAGATTCAATACGCTCTTTTTGTCCACGTTTTCTCTCTACTGTATTTCGCAGTTCTTTTATTGTCAAAGTTCATAATTATTTTCAAGTTCCTCAATACCTTCATCAATCTTACTTTGCACATCTTCTTTCTGATTTTCCATTTCTTCTATTTTCTCGTTTAATTCGTCAAGAGACGCGCAATTCCACTTATTTTTTATATCTTCTAAAAGCCCTTCACGACGACCTTTCTTTTCAGACAATTTACTTTTATACTTGTCTATTTGTTCTTTTAATTTAAAAATTTCTTGTTCTTTCATTATCAATTTATTTTTAATACCACAAAGCTCTAAAATACTTTACAAGCAATTCAAGTCCTTCTTCAACTTGTTTTTCTTCGTCTGGAGTCAATATATCATGTTCATCCTTTATAATAAGTTCCAACGCTCTTTGTATTTTCCATGTTATATTGCTCCATTGATCCCACGTTAACTCACCCGGTGTTCCTATATCAAGTTGACGAAATCTTTTAATACGAGGAAGCATATATTCAGCAAAAACAAAATCTAAACCCCAACATTCACGATCATCAAAACCTCGTGTGATTCTTTGCCAAAACCATT